AGTAAACTTTTTTGGGTTTAAAATCCCTTCGGGAATTGCTAGGCAATTATTTGGCGTAACTATCAGGGATAAAAATATTGTAGAGCAGGAAGTTGATCGGCTTGGGCTGAGTTATTCAGCGTTTATGCCTAACACCGGCCTAAAGGAAGGCGACAGATATGCTGCTATGTATATGGCTCCTAGCGCAGTGGCAGCAATACCAATGATTATGAAGTCTGATGACCCTGTAATTGAAGTAGTTCCTGAATTATCAGACTCCATAGTTGGCGCTTTTGATTCAGATAAATCGTATAAGGAACTAAGCGATGAAGCGAAGGAAATAGTTTTAAGAGAGGTTTTCGGTTTTTTAAAGAAACACGCTTATGCTGAATTAGAAAGAACTCACCCATTCTTATGGGCTAGAACTCAGATCGGAAGGGTTGGTAGCCCAGAGGCTAAATACTTTGAGGAAAAATTTGGGGTAGATTTGAGGGATAAGGACGAAGTTAGAAAACTTATGAAAAGATTTAATTCTCGTTAATGAGAAAGCTAATTGCCCTGTTGTTGTTCCTCCCTCTCGCGGCTTCCTCCAGAATGTTTCCCACTGAAGTCCCTATACCTGCAGTCTGTTGGGATAGCTTTGAGGAAGCCATAAGCTACCACAAAGACATACTCAACGAATACCCAGTAGGTAGAGGGTTTGTGCAAAACCCAGAAGGTTATGCGTTTGTCAGTATTTCAGTCAATAATGAGACTGGAAAGTGGACATTTCTACACTTCTTCCGCTACCAAGAAACAAATCAAGAGGTGGTCTGCGCTATCACATCAGGCCACAATTGGGAAAACATAATCAAACAGGGTGTAAAGAAAATGCCTATATGAGCAACGGAAGCCAATTTAACAGAAGTCTATCTATAGGCCACATAATAACTACGATAGGCTTAGTTATTGGTGGCTTTACCTTTATTTATGATCTGAAAAACGAAGTTCAAATACAGCAATTTAAGTTGGAGGCTGTAACTGCCAGGTTGGATAGGGTGGTTCAGCGTACTGACGATCAGTTTGGTGAGATCATGGATCACCTCATTAGATTGGAAGAGAAGTTAGACACCATGATAATTGATAACTAGAGGAATAAGATGAGAAAATTTTTAACACTATTGTTGTTTCCCCTCACAGCCTTCGGTGCTGACTTAGGTAAGATTGATATATCTTCGCACATAAGCCACAGTGATGGGGTTAGTCTGGGGCTAAGTGATACAGGTCAATTTAAGTTAGGCTTGGCAGGAGATGGTTATACTTTTACATTTGATGAAAGTGATAACGATATGGAAGTAGGGGTTTATGGTGTATATCTCAGTCGTTCAGACTCCAAGAATATAGGAGTGGGCTATGGAGCGGGAATTGGTTTATTTGATGGTGGGGTGCATTATCATTGGATGTCTTCTGGTAATCATATTGTAGGTGGATCTTCCCTTATTAGCTATCAAGGTGTTGGCTTAACTACAGGAGTAGAATGGAACGTCAGCGAGTTTGATATAGATGGAACACTCGGAACTTCATTAGACTTGTGGGGGGCTAAAGGATCTTTAACATCCAATTGGGATATAGATAGCTTTTCATATGAGGGCTTAGACTTTAGCGCAGGATATGCTATACCTGTAGCTGATGGCCTAGAGGTTACCCCAACTGCAAGTATGGGATTAGATGGAGACTGGGAAAGAAGTGATATCAAAGTTTCCCTATCTGTCAACATGTCCTTTGGTGGAAGTCATGGCGATCTCTAAGCATCTTGAATTTGTAAAAGAATCCTACCTTAAACATCTATGGTTCACCGTTAAAGTCTCCGCTCATTTACTGGTATTATCTGTGGTATGTTTAATACATGGTCTTATTCCGTGGATTTTTGTGGGAACAACATCTGATGCCATTAAACATATAGGGGAGAAATTAAAAGACCGATGAGCTATGATTATAAGTTTAATCAGGTTTATAGGGGTAGGTATACGGGGAGAACCGGATGAAAATAGATGCTAAATTCTTTGGGGCAATACTATTCCTAATTGCTCAGACAAGTGGCGCTATATGGTGGGCTTCATCTCTGTCTGCTGAGGTTGAAAGACTTGCAGGGATACAGGCTGTAGCTATACCTGCTTTAGAAAAAGAAGCTAAGGACTGTGGTATATCCATACATAATAATGAGGCTGCAATCATGGAGCTTCAGGAGCATGACAAGGCTATCTCAGGGTTAGATGTGCTAGGGTTTAGAATAGACAGCCTGACAGATGAGATATCAAAGCTAAGAGATGAAGACGTTGCCCAAAGAAAGGTAATGAACGAGATTATGTCACAGCATGAAAGCATCTTTGATATGATGCAGGGGAACAACATGATTCAACAAAAGGGTGGATATGGTTACGACTAATGAGGATAACAGAGGCAGCACAAAAGAAAGTCGATCAGACTCTCAATGGAGAAGGGTACTTGGGTATCCACTTAGAAGGTGGAGGATGTTCAGGCTACAAAATAAAGCTATCTCCAAGTGGAAGTTTGCCAGAGGATGCTATGATGATCTCAGATACTATTTATTCTGATGCCAATTCCCTTAACTTACTTGGAGATGCTGAAATGGATTGGGACGCAGACCCCTTCAGACCCTCATTTAAATTTGTACCTCCAGCGGGAGCACATTCCTGCGGATGTGGCTCATCGTTTGCTTTCTGAAAAATATAAAAAGCCCAAAAGAAAAAGACTGTGGAAGAGCCGCTAAATGTAAGCGATAATACCAAGTTTGCAATGCCCGTGAGAAATTTAATCTCACTGATTATTGCAGTAGCATTGGGCGTGTGGGCTTATTTTGGTATTCTCGAACGTCTGAATGTTATAGAAACAAACCAGATACTCATGTCTGCAGATGTTAAGAAGAACTCGATCTTCTCAGAGAAGTGGCCTCGCGGCGAGCTAGGAAGTCTACCAGCAGACAGTGAACAGTTCATGTTAATTGAACACTTATCGGGGGAGTTCGACAAACTTCTGAGCAATATTGAAACAGGCAAAGCACCCTTTGACCAACAACAGGCACTCACCTTAGATTTCTATAGGCAGAGAATAGAGAGTCTTGAAGGGCATGTAGAGATATTGAAAGATACTGTAGCGGAACTAAAGGCTCATAATGGGAGCAAAGAATGATAAAAGTAATGTTTGTTTTAATATTATATCTTAATGGTGGGATCATAGAATTTATGGGACACCATGAGAAAGATGGGGAATGGGTAGAGATGGGTGTGCCTGGTTGTCTCGCTATGAAGAGAACCCTGTCGCGCAACGGATGGAAAGATAGCGATTCAGGTGAGACTAGATACTCATGTGAAAAGAAAAAGGTTGAGGTTGGAGATAATTGGGAGGGCAGAGAAGTAGTTAAGAAACTGCTAGACTGATGGATCTAAGTACGCTGTCTATGGACACCAGCATTAAGATCACTACATTCTTAATGCCGTGGGTTACCATCCTTGTAAGTTTAATCATAGCCTTGATGCTAAAAGAGATTGCCTCTTCAGTGGCTAAAGGCTTAAAGTTTAAGATGTCTAAAGTATTTGTACCGGGAGATGTTGTGCTGCTTGAAGGCGATGAGGCTATCATAATTAAAGTTGGTTTTACTACCACCGTTTTTGAAAGCATACGAGATGAAGGTTTAATTTGGAGATATGTCCCTAACGAAAAAGTCCAATCCCTCAAACTAGAAAAAGTAATACGTACAGATGTGCGTGAAACAAATGGTACATAACTATGGAGAAACTATATGAACATAATCAAAAAGCTGTGGGCGGAAATAAGAGAAAAGCCTTTATGGGCGGTCGTTATTCTTATTGTAGTCTGGTGGCTCTTTGCCTAATAAGCGGATGCGCCTCACTCAAGAAGGCAGCGATAGTGGGGGGTGCAGCAGGGTTAGGTGCGACTGCTGGGAGTGTGATATCGGGGGGTGCGATTGCACCCATACTGGGGAGTGCGACAGGTGCCTCTGTAGCCTCTGTGGCAACAAGCGGGATGGGGAGCAGTGAAACACTAGAGGTAACAGGTGATGCTACTATCATTCAAGAGGCTCCCTCTAATTTCTTTTCATTGTTGCAACAACTTGTGGAGATGGGTGGATGGTTGCTAATCTTAGTTGTGTTGGTTCCGATGGTGCTAGGCTGGATTCTGCCAGGGCCACTGGAGAAAAGGAAGAAAAAGAAATAGTAAGGGTTCAGTGGATGGATATTATTTCCCATGCAGATTGGACGACGCATGATAAGGTTACATGCCCAGTATTTGAAAGCATTGGTTGGCTGGTCCACAAAGATGAAAAAGAAATAAAAATAGCCACCACGCTAGACAGACATGATGGCTTGGGCGAAAATGATGGTGAACCTACTTACTACGGTATTACCTCCTTTCCTTCTGGCTGTGTGTTGACTTGTACTCCTTTATATAATCACGGAGGCTGACTCCTTCCATCTGATTGAATCGCTCTTCCCATGTAACCCTCCCCTCTGTGGTCAATTCCTTTTTGTGCTGCCAACAGAATTTGGCGAAATAATATCGCCTATCCTCCTGATCTTTTTTATACTTTTCCTCATCAAACCCCATTCTATCTAACCCCTGTCTTTTGACAGTTCATATTCTATCAGAATGCTGGCATACTCAATGATCTTTCTTAGGTCATCAACTGGGGTTCCTTTCTTGTTATATCGGCTGATATACTTAACTATGTTCCCTGCACAAAAGTCCAATTCATTAGATGTGATATAATCTATTGGCGTTATCTTCATGGAATTATAGTAGTCAGGTTTCATGTCAAGCATCACCCCCCTCTGGAAACCTCACAACATTAGCAGGAATAGCTCTGTTAATACTGGGGTTAAGAAAGTCCTTATAGGTTTCCCACAACGCCTCCTCATTGACTGAGCCTGCATCCTTAATCTTCTCATCTATAAGTGCCTTAATAATATTAAGATCCACTAGCTGATTATCGACCAATAGATTCATTATAGAGATGGCGCTTTGTAAATGCCATACCCCCAAGCCTACCCATTGTTCTGGGCTGTCTATTCCTGAGATCGCGCTCATCCTGACCCCCTCATCTTTAACTTGGTTAATCCGTTATAGCCGACGAGCAGCCCACAAAAAGTAATGAAGTCTATATCTACATCGTTAGACTCTACTGCATCAAAGTCTCCAGTAACCTTATCGAATCTTAAAATATATGCTTTTTGCACTGGCTTACCATATATATCTTCTACACATTTCCCATAGGCTGCCACTTGGAGATGGTACTCATCATAGATTTTATTAGAAGTCTTAAAGTCTATAACGGAAAACTCCCCATTCACGTTAGCCACAGCATCTACTGTGCCAGCGTATTTATGTTTACGATTGTACAGCGGTTGTTCTGCTGCAATCCACTCTACATCATTAAGTTTGACCCAATCCCTGAAGGCGTTCACAGCATTTGAGGCAGCCTCATCTTCTGGCATTTTAGGGACTTCCCCCTTGCCTAACTTCCATAAAATAGCATCTTCACACCATTGATGGACTATTTTACCTAGCTGTATAGCTCCCTCAGACTTCTGCCTATAAGCCTTCTTAATACCTGCTATTACCTCATCAGTCGTTAGGTTTCCTTTGAAGGTGTAATGGTTTTCTTTAGTTGAATCCCTTGTGGCAACACGTACATTCTCCTCAAACCATTCAGCTCCCATCTTCACAGCCCAGGGCATGAGAAATTTCTGCTTGGCTATGGTAGTGCTTAAAATCGAGGTAACAGCGGGGATGTATT